TATCCTCTTCGGAGTGCAAATTGTTACGAAACTTGCAACCGGCTGTATTAAGACAACAGCTTGCTACACCCCCGGGTGTGGGTAGTTTAGCGTCTTCGGACGGATACCTTCACTCGTACACGTAGTTTAACGTCTTCGGACGTGCACAGAGCGGATTAAATTGTGATGGTGCTGTCCAACTGTGTTATAAAAACATCAGCAGTTGCTGACGTTGGAAGAACACCGGCAGTACCAAAAGTTAACCCCATGCTAGATGCACTCAGAGCATTGCTTAGTAAAATTGTGCTATAAACCCAAGTTGAGGTGGTATTCCCAGAACTTGGTCCGACAATATCCCCGAAGGCTCCATTGTATATCTTAACAGATGTACAATTATTTAATGTGATAGTCGGTGTAATAGCAGTGACTGAAGTGCCAGCTAACCCAACTACTATCAAGTAACGAGTGAGTGGTTGTGCTACGAAAGAAAAGGTGGTGTTAGTAACGGTTACAGCAAGAGTACCAGAAGTGGCAACTTGCGTAGCACCAAAAGGATTGGCCCCATTGGCGCCAGACCTTAACGAATGGAATGAGAGTATATCACCACCAGTAGTTGCTGGTAAAACTGGTTTCATGAATTCGACACAATAACTAACCCACAGCTCACCTAGAGCTTGAATTGGATTAGTTTGTGTGGCGAATTGAAAGTTGCCATAATCGTATAACCGTAGATCTTGATTGCTAGGAACAGCGCCAGTTCGCACATACCGTTTTGGTAATGTTGTGGAATTGATAGAGCACTCTATTCCATGCATCAAGCCGACCGTAGGTTTAACTGATACGGCAAACTCTGCGTTCTCCATTTGTTGTTTTGTTGAGTACAATGGTACATCAGCATTATAATTTGTGGACATAATCACAACACCAGGAGCGCCTGATGTTACAAAATCAGTGATTAGTGGTCTAAATTCGAATACCACACCATGAAATCGATACTCTTGGTAATTCTCTGCAATTGTCGCCAACCATGGAAATGTTTGTTGCATACCGGGATTCAGTGGATAGCTTGTATTGTTAAAACCAGCGGTACCTTGGATGTCTCCTAGGTACTCACGATGGCAAACAATATTGGTTGCGTCCGTAGTACTAAATTG